TCCGTACAACACCTGAACTTACGATTCGTGATTACGTTAAGGGACAAACACTCTCTGTTGAGAACCCTGATAAACCTAAGTTACAACTACTTATCGATAAAGGTGAGTATTTTGCTGCGGTTGAAGACGACGTTGATAAAGTTCAGTCGGACATCAAGATGATGGACCAATGGTCTAAGGACGCTTCTGAGCGTATGAAGATTAAGATTGACCAACGCGTGTTATCTGATATCCTTCCGGGTATTTCAGCTAGCAACAAGGGCGCAACAGCAGGTGCAATATCTGGCAACATCAATTTAGGTGTAGCAGGTACTCCATTTGCGGTAACTAAGGGTAATGTTATTGAGCATATCATTAACATGGGCCTAACTCTTGATGAAGCTAACTCTCCAGAGAGTGACCGTTTCTTAGTTATTCCAGCTAAGATGGCTGCTTACATCAAGCAATCCGACCTTAAAGATGCGTCAATTACTGGTGACGGTATGACACCACTACGTAATGGTCGTTTGGGTATGATTGACAGATTCACAGTATTTGTGAGCCACAACTTGAAAAAGACTGGTTCCGAATTTGATGTAATCGCCGGCCATAAAATGGGTATGACATTTGCTTCGCAAATGACTAACCTTGAAACTTTACGTTCTGAATCAACTTTCGGTAACATTATCCGTGGCTTGCAAGTGTATGGCTATAAGGTAGTTAAACCTGAAGCATTGGCTCAGTCAGTAATCACACTGTAATATAGGAGATATAAAATGGCTACATATACAGATGGAACTGGCTATAACTTAGGCACAGCAGCTCACGTTGCTTCGGGCATAAGTAAAGTCGGTATGTTAGAGGTTACTTTAAACTTCGCGACAATTACTGCTGACCGATTAGCCGCGGGCTTAACAGCTCTCGGTGCAAACGACGTACTAACAGCATTAAAAATCCCAGCTAAAACTATGGTTTTAGAAGTGGGTCTTGATGTAACAACAGCAGAAGGCGGCACGCTAACTGTTGATGTTGGTGACGGTGGTGATGTTGACGGTTTCTTAGACGGTGTAAATGCTAACACAGCAGCATCTTACACTACGTCTTTGGTGCTAGCGGAAGCTGCTCCAAATACCGTTCTCGGTTACTCAAATGGTAAATACTACAGCGCAGCTGATACTATTGATATTAAAACTATCAATGCAGCTGATACTGCAGTTATGCGCCTATGGGCAATCGTTGCAGACTGTTCGTAAGTAATTAAAGGTTGGGGCTTCGGCCCCGCCTTTTCTTTATAAGGAAAGACAAATGGAAGAGCAAAGATGGTTACGCCACAAGACTGATGGCACTATATACGGATGGAATAAATACCTAGCCGACAACGAATTATGTGAAGAAGTTTCTGAAGAGGTAGCATTCCCTGAGAAACATATTCCAAAGAAACAAAAGAAACGAGAAGCAAAGATGGACTTAACTACTAAAAAAATACCTGAAAAACCTAACACAGTTAATGTAGAATTAGATGCGGAAGCATCAAAAGGGCTGCTTAAATGATATTGAATGATGTAATTACTGAGACTAGACGTATCTTACAAGATATTGATTCGCCTCAGCGTTATACTGATGCAGTATTACTAGGGTTCGCTAACCAAGCGCTTAAGCGAATTGCTGTATTACGCCCCGATTTATTCGCTTACATAGGCGAATTAACATGTGTAACAGACGCAGTGCTACAAACCGCTCCATCAGATTCAATACGAATTATCGAAGTATACTCAGTAGTCAGCGGTAACGGTGTTATCGAAGTAAACCGGGAAACACTAGACCAAGCAATGCCATCATGGATGAATGACACAGCAGCTGCTGCAACAAACTGGATGCGTCATGTACGCAACCCGAATAGGTTCTTCATCTATCCTAAGTCTCCAGCAGGGCAGAAGCTAGTTATAGAGTATACTCAGTCTCCCCCTAACTACGATACAACTACAGCAGTAGCACTATTATCAGATGCTTACTTCCCTGTAGTCCTTGATGCCACAGTATTCTTAGCTGAGTCTATCGATAATGAACATGTTAATTCTAACCGAGCTAAGTTATTCCAGGAGTCCTTCACACAGGCCCTAGGTGTAGGTGCTCAGAGCAGACCAGTAACTGATACTGAGAACTCAGGTATGAAAGATGAGGAGGTTATCTAATGGCATCACGCGACTTTAGTACAATCGTATCTCGTTTAGCTCCAAGTGTTCCAGGTTGCCCGACGCCTATCATCGAGCAGTATGTTCGTGATGCGGCTATCGAGGCCTGTGAGAGGACTCTATCATGGCGTTATGAGCAGCCTAAGCTGCGCTTAACTCCAGGTGTGTACGACTATGCGTACAGCGCACCAACAGATGCAGAGGTTCACGCATTCCTAACAGTGACTGTTAATGGGCGTCGACTAAACCCCGTTACGCTTGAACACTTGCACGATATACGACCTAAATGGCCTGAAGCTACAACTGAAGAACGCTCAGAACCTAGATACATTACTCAATTCGATGCTGATAACTTCGCATTAGCCCCCGTCCCTGACGATGCAGTGAAGTATGATGTTAAGATGATTGTGGCATTAAAGCCACTACGTACAGCGACTAAGATGGATAAGTCTATATTAGATGAGCTAGAGAATGTAATTATGCACGGTGCGTTACAGCATCTACTTGTCCTCCCAGGTAAAGAGTGGAGTGATAGAGAGTTAGCTACATACCACGCGAAACAATTTTCATTTCAGATTTCAGAGCGCAGAGCGAGGACAAACCTAGGTGCTGCAAGAGCGTCTATGACTGTTGAGATGCGCCCACTAGCTTGAGGATAATATGGCTGACGTAATTAGATTAGTAAAAGGTGATGAGAAACCAATAATTGTTTTAACACTAACAGATGATGTCGCAGGCGGAGCATTAGATTTATCTGTCGCATCAACAGTTGTTACAGTTAAGTTTAGAGCAATGGGTAGTACAACACTATTATCAACAATATCAACAACTAAGTTAGATAGCGGTACGACAGGTAAGGTACAGTTCGACTTCAGCAGCGGTATACTAGACGTCGACGCAGGCGCCTATGAAGGCGAGATAATCGTATCATATGGCAGTGACGTACAGACAGTATACGACACATTACGATTTAGAGTTAGAGAAAACTTCTAGTGAATATAAAGTTTTCAGCGGCGGTATCAACCCTTATCCTAGCTTCGGCTTCGGTATCGGGTATTACGCATGCTAAGCTTGAAAACTCTATAGGCCTAACTGCTGCCCCCACAACGTCAATTAGTGCGACAGCATTCATAGTACCATTAACTATATTAGATGAGCAGACAGTAACTGTATCGGACTTAGTTAGTTTTGCGTATACTGTAGTTGCGGCTGAGACATTAACATCTTCTGATGCTTTAACAGTTAACGTAACTAAATCATTCACGAGTTCAGTAACAGCTACTGAAGTAATTAGTAAGATATTCCAGTCATCTGTCGACTTCGACATGAGTGACGCTGATGTAGACCCTGACCCGATAACTATTATAGATGCTGCGGCATTTAACTTAAGTAGAGGTATATCTGAAACTTTAACAGCAACAGATTCTGATGCGAAGAGCGTAACCTCTACAGCTACGTCGACCGCAGCAGCTAGTGATACAATTAATAAAAAGGATGTAGGTACAAGCCCTACTGAGACTCTGACTGCTACTGACTCAGATGTTAAGAGCGTTACCTCTACTGCTACCTCATCAGCGACAGCAACTGATAGTGCAGCTAAGACGGTCAATATTACTGAGGCTTCTGATGTAACAGTCACAGAAGTAATTAGTAAGATATTCCAGTCATCCGTTGACTTCGATATGAGCGATGCTGATGTAGACCCTGACCCAGTTTCTGCAACAGATTCTGCATCTTTAGAGCCTACGAAGAGTACAACAAGCACACTCACAGCAGCAGATTCTGATGTGAAGAGCGTAACCTCTACAGCTACGTCGACCGCAAGTGCAACCGATAGTCTTATTAGCAGCTTTACAAGCAACCAGACTGAGATTTTAACGGCGGGTGACTCTGTAGTTACACAGCCTATTTCTATCCAGTCTGACCCTATTACAATGGCGGACGTACTCAATACGTTTACCTACAATAAATATGAAACTGACTCAGTGACAGCAGCTGAGAGTATTGTACTTACATTAACTCTAGGTGAGACAGAGCAGTATTGGGATGAAGTATTTATGTCTGACGGTGAGTCAGGCTTTATACATACTCCTAGAGTATTAACAATAGCAGATTATGGTTGCCTACTAAACGGTGAACATAGTTTAATAAATTCAGCCCTATTCCCAGATGGGTGTGAAGCTGATAGTACGGCGTACGAAGCGCATACAGGCACTATCGGCGCACCAGGTTTAGTCAACGAACCTATTATGAACCACGGTTTAATTACATATCCTGATACAAGTGGTGCAGGACTTGTGGTAGACTTCCACTATCCGACGTTGACAATCGGCGCGTACATGGCTAATATAACCACTATTACATAGGAGAAACTAATGTTAAAAGATAACATTAAAATGACGGGTGAGTTAAAACTTACTTTAACAAACGAGAAAGGCGATATCACTAAGGAAGTAATTGTACCTAATACTGTAGTTACAGCAGGTAAGAACTTTATTGCTTCGCGTATGAAAGATGCAACTGCAACTGCAATGTCGCATATGGAATTAGGTACAAGTACAGCTAGTACGACTGCTGGTATGACAACACTTACATCTATAGTCTCAGGCAGTCGTACAGCACTGACATCTACAACTGTTACAACTAACAGTGTTGCATACGTAGTAACTTTTCCTGCAGGTACGGGTACAGGTGCATTAACTGAGGCAGGTATTTTTAATGCTTCGTCAGCAGGCACGATGTTATGTAGAACAACGTTCTCTGTAATCAATAAAGCAGCTGCTGATACACTAGGTATTACTTGGACGGTTACCGTAAACTAGGAGTAGACTATGGCAATTAAATTCGCCAATAATGCGTATGCGACACTAGCATCGAGTCTTACTTCTAGTGCTACGAGTATTACGCTTACGACAGGTGAAGGGGCGAGGTTTCCTGCAGCTTCATCACCCGATTATTTCTATGCAACACTTTTAGATAGTGCAAATAATCTTGAGATTGTTAAGGTAACTAATAGGTCAACTGATGTCTTAACGGT